AGCCAGACCTGCCCGACGCAGACCGCCGCCGGATCGTAGTTGTCGATCTGGATGATGCCGTCCCTGGTGGTGCGGTCGAACCCGCTGATGGAGCCGGTCACCTTATAGTTCAGCACCGTCTGCCCGTCGGCGTCGGTGACGCGCAGCTCGTTGCCGCTCGCGTCGATCACGTCCCAGAATTCCGACAACACAGACGGGATGGTGATCTGCACGTCAGAGGCTGTCGCCGCTGCCGTCGCGTCGACCGAGATCGACCGGCGGAACTGAGGCACGGTACTGCCGACCCGGACCCATGCCATCAGGACACCTCGCTCAAGTAGAGGAACTGTGCCGCGCCGACGATGGCCGGCATCCCGCTGCTGCTCATCGCCTCCAGGCGGACGGCGACCTCACACAGCGGAGCCTGGAGCAGCGCGATCCCCGACGGGGCCACTGCCCGGACAGCAGCGCGGATCGAGGTCATCAGATCGAGGCTCGCATTCTCGCGCGCCTCCGGGGTGCTGTCGGTCGCGGCAGCAACACACACCAGATCGAGCGTGAGCCGCGTCTGGTAGCTCGGAAGGTCAGGGCCGAACTCATCGCCGATGTCGCCCACGGCGACCCAGATGACGGGCGGGGATGGCCCCTCCGTCAGCGTTGCCGGGCGGCCGATGACGACCTTCGAGGTCATGCCGGAGATCGCCTGGAGCGCCGTAACCACTGCGTTCCGGATCGTCTGTTCCTGGCTCATGCCGTCACCCCGTCAACGATGATGCGCTGCAGGCGGTCGATGAGCCGGGGCTGCACCGCGTCGAGCGCGGGGCGCAGATAGGGCCGGGCGGGGATCTTCACCGACGGCTTCAGCACGAACCAGATCCGCCCCTCTGCGTCGGCCAGGAGGCCGCCCGCACCGCGCCGGATGAAGTGGAGGCCGCTCTTTCCGCCACCCCGTGCGACGCCCGCGCCGGTCAGGGCGGGGCCGACCGGGATCTTCAGGAAGCGGCCATTCTTGGGGCGGATCGTGCCGCCCTCCTCGTGGATGCGGGCATACGGCACCCGGCCATCAGCAGTCCCGGCCCGCAGCACGATGGAAATATTTCCACCCTCCCCCTCGACTGTCCCGGCGATGGACGCGCGCAGGCGACCGGTGCGGACGTTGAGGGTGGTGGTGGCGTTCTCTTTGGCCTTCGCCTCTGCGTCGAGCGCGGTGGCGACAGCGGCGCGGCGCAGCTCGGCAGGGAGGGTGCGCGCGAGGGCATCGAGGCGGGCGGTGAGGTCGGACGGGCTCATACCGGCACCAGGGCGCGCGGCAGGCGGTACGGCGCTAACAATTGTTTCGTCTCGGCAGGCAGATCGGCGGGCGTGACCAGCCCGACCGACGCGCCGCCGACGCTCTGAGAGGTGAACGAGAGCGTCTGCCGCTTGTCGTAGAGGGCGCGGACGGCGATGCGGGCCGCCTGCTTGAGGTTCTCCGGCACCGTCGCCCAGCCCGCGACGTAGGTGCTCTTGATGGCGCGGCGGGCTGTGGACCACGATCCGTGGCTGGCGTCCCAGTCCAGCTCGACGAGCCCGCGCTCGCCTTCGACCAGAGTGAAGTCACCGGAGGCGACCTGATCGGACGCCCGGTAGCTGCGGTCCTGGCTGTCGTAGATGCTGGTGATGCTCGTCACCGGCCAGACATCCAGCACCAGCAGCCGCTCACCCGGCCCGTCCTGGTACCGGGTGTAGGTGGCGCTCTCCATCGTCGGCGCAGCACCCGCTGATACCGACGGGTAGCCGCACCAGGCCGCCATCGCCGCCCCCACAGCGCTGATCAGCGAGGTCAGCAGCGTGTCCTCCGTGCTCCCAGAAGAGAGCGCGGGGATCATCTGCTTTGCCTCTGAAGTGCTGATCAGTGCCATTGGGCGGTCTCCGGTACGGCGCCAGTACGGCGCGGTGCATCAGGTGAGGTCGCGGATCGGGGTGAGCTGGCAGACGACCTCGTGGTTGTACGCAGGGCCGGTTCCGGTGTTGGCGACCTCGACGGTGATCACGCCGCCAGCATCGATCTCCAGATCCAGCCCGGTGCCAGTGATGGACAGGCCCTTCACCGAGCCGGCCGCCAGGGCGCTGCCGCCGCTGCTGTTCGTGGTGTGCGCGGCCAGCGTCGCCGACGCCTTCTTGATGCTGGTGGTGATGTAGTTGCTGGCGTGCGTCGAGACCGCCGTCTTCGGCAGGATGCTGATCGCGCTGACCCGCACCTTGAACGGGTACGGATTCATGATGTAGTTGGTGTCTGCGGCGTTCGTTCCGCTGACGCCGATCTGGCCTGACTGAGTGTTCATTGGGGTTCCAGGGGAGGGAGGTGGTGCGGGGAGGCGGGGAGCGGGCGGCCAGCGAGACCGCCCGTCAGATCAGAGCCAGTTGTAGCCGTAGGTGACGACCTTGGAGCTGCTGCCGGAGAGCGTCTTGAAGGTGCGGCGCAGGGTGGCCACGAGGTTGAACGCGCCGCGCGTGATGTCCTTGTCGAGCTCCACCAGGGACGCCCGGCGCTGGTAGTGGCTGAACTCCTCGCGGGACACGACCAGCACGCCGCTCTTGGCGCCGGAGCCGGTGTACAGCCCGGTGGTCGCCATGTCCGCCGTGAGCCAGCGGGTCATCACCACAGGCACGCCGCTGATGGCCGCGAGCTGGCCGCGCAGCAGGGTGGCATTCTGTCCGAGCTTGTCCACGGTGAGGACGTTGCTGTCCGTCATCAGCTTCTTGAAGAAGACTTCCGGGGAGACCAGGATCACGGCGTCCATGCTGCCGCGCTCACCGAGGCCGCCCATCAGCTCCTCCATGACCTTCGCGACGGTCTGCCCGGCGCTCTGATCGGTGGTGGTGCTGCGGTCGACGGCGATGCGGCGCAGACCCTTGAAGGCGCGGCGGTGATCGGACGCCCCGCCCAGGCCGGAAGCGCCCCAGCGGCTGCGGGCGTTCCACGTCGCGATCGCATCCTCATGCGTCGCGGTGGAATCGCCGTTCACCATCGCATCCTCGTACCCGTCGCGCAGGGCGCGGGAGAGGCGGCGCTGGATCTCAGGCAGCAGCGGCACGATGCTGTCTTCGGCGGCCGCGTCGTCGATCAGGACGCGCGCCGCAAAGCCCACCGGCTCGATGGTGGTGTTGGCGGTCGTCGGCGTCGAGGCGGTGTACTGCGCGGGGTCGTCGCTGGTGACCTTGCCCTTCAGGTAGGGCCGGATGATGTCGGTGATCGACGGCACCACGATGGGGCCGGGGATGTCCACGACGTTGAAGAGCGCGTCGATCCCGGCAGGCGTGTAGTACTCCTCATAGAGCTGCTGGCTCCAGGTGTCGGGGATCCACTCCGCGCCGCTGCCGGCGGTGTCGCTCATCGACTTCTCGATGGTCTTCTCCAGGGCGCTGCGGATCGAGGCCGGGGCCTTCGCCGCGTGCGACAGGATCTTGGCGTCGAGCACCGGGGTCTCTGCCATCCGGTGACCCTTCGACAGCAGGCGGCGGGCGGTGTGACGCGCCGCGCTGAGGCGGAGCAGATCGACGTGCCACTCATCGCAGGGCGCGCCATCGAGGAGCCCCTCGCGCTCCACTTCGACAGACTTGCCCGCGAAGGTGATGCGCTCGACGCCGCCCTTCAGCGCTACAGAGCCGTCAGCCTTGATGAACTTGGTGACGCTCTCCCCGGTGGGCCGGGCCTCGCGGGCATTGTCGAGCTGACGCTCGGACAGGCGCTGGTACTTGTTCGACAGGTCTTCGATAGCGGCGGCGGTGCGGGGGAGGACAGCCTTGGCCTCCTTGACAAATTCGATCACTTCATTCGGGGTCATCGGGGTGCTCCGGCCAGCCAGGACTCCAGGCTGGTATCAGGGGTAGGGGCAGGGGGGACGGGGGCGGACAGCTCGCGCGCCGCCAGGAGGCGAGGCAGGAGACGGGAGATGATGCGCTCGACGTCCGGCTCGCTGAGGCCGGGAACGGGCGCAGGAGCCGAGCGCTGGGCGAGGGCCTCCTGGTTGGCAGGCACCGCGACGACGGAGATCTCCAGCAGCTCGTTGTCGTAGTAGGCGTAGCCGTAGGGGTTCTCTTTCCCGTCGGCGTAGTAGGGGTCGTCGGCGGGGAACTCGCTGCGGCGGGTGGCGCGGCCGGGGATGAAGCCGACGGAGACCGCCGACAGCAGGCCGTCCTTGACCTTCTGGCCGATGCGCTGGCTCCGCTCGTCAGAGCCCCACTTCACATCGACGACGAGCGCGCCGTCGCGCACCTCGACAGCAGCAGCGCGCCCGACGGTGCTCTCAGCGCTGTAGTCGTGGTCGATCTGGATGACCGGGTTGAGCTTGTAGCTGTCGAGCTTCCAGGAGGCCTGATCCACCACATCGCCGTAGCGGTCAGACGCGGCGGTGCTGGCGATGAACGTCGCGCCGTCGTCGGTCGGCGGGGTCGCCCGCTGTACGAGGAAGAGCCTTCTGACCACGTTCACGCTGACTCCTTCACCACCGGGACGATGGTGCACCTGCAATTCACGCACATCCCCGGAGCCGAGAACTCGCCCGGCCCCGAACCCTTCGCGCCCACATGATCCCCGCCGCCGACCGGCACCACGAACATCTCGCCCAGGTCCACTTCCTGCCCGTCGAGCGCCCGGTGAGCCTCGCGCGTCGAGCCATCGCGGGCAGCCAGCCAGCGGCGGCGGATCGTGGTGCCGCTGGCCTCTCCGGCCGCGCGCCAGGCCGCTGTCGAGCTGGTGGCCGCCGCCCGCGTGGTCTCGGTGCGGGCGATGGCGAGGCTGCGGGCGGGGCCGAACGCGGTCGCGTCCATGATGCGCCCCTGGAGATCGCCGATGGTCGCGCCGCCGGCCAGCCCGTCTGCGAGGATCGCCAGGATGGCATCCCCGGTGGCGAGGTTGATCTGCCCGACCGCCCGGCTGAGCAGGCTCTCCGCCAGCGCGTCGGCGGCGGCCTTGTCGAGCGTCGCGCCGACCTCGCGCGCAGCCCGGCCCCAGGCGACCCGGACGGCCCGCTGCATCGCGTTGCGGGCGATCTCCGCCAGCAGGCTCCGCACGCTGTCAGGGAAGATGGTCGCCAGCACCACGTCGAGGACGTCGCGGCGCAGGCTGCGGGCCTCCAGGCTGGCAAGCCGCTCTGCGATCACCTCTGACTGCCGCTTCAGGGCGCGGCGCATCGACAGCGCCAGTTCCTTCTCGCTCGGCTCGTGCACCTCATCGACCCAGCCGCGCCACACCGCCACCAGCCCGGCCTCGCGCGCCTTCTCCTCATCCTGCCCGTCGAGCTCGCCCTTCAGGGTCTCGATCAGGGACTTCATCTTGTCCCAGCCGAGCTGCCCGACGACGCCCCACTTCATCCAGGCGACGACGCCGCCGATGTTCGAGAGCGTCGGCGACTCCGGGGAGGGCCCGGCGAAGGCGTCGCCGTTGTCGAAGTGGCGGGCGGCCCATGCCTCGCGCTCCATCACCCAGTCGAGGACCGCCTTGGAGCGGTCGCCGCCCTGGTACTTCGTCCAGTACTCGAACGCTTCGCCGCCCCGCTCGGTTCCGCCCGCGCTCCAGATCTCCGGGTACTCTCCCTGGAGCGCCGCGACATAGGCATGCGGCGGGCGGGCGTAGGCGCTGTCGTCGAGGTCGGGCGCGTCCGGGTCGATGGCGCGAGCTGCGCCGCCCAGCCACAGCTCCAGGGAGGGAGAGGCGGCCCGCATCGACAGCACGCGGCCACGCTCACCGACAGCGAGGGACTGCGCCTGCGGCTGCTCATCTGCCGTCTGCACGGGGGCGTCGTCGAAGCCCTCATAGGCGGCGGCTGCGGCAGGATCCGCACCGAGCAGCACCCAGGTCGATACGCGGTCGAGGCGGGCGGTACGCGCCTCCTGCAGCGCGTCCACGCCGCTGAAGTCGTGTCGGACGCTCAACGACGGGTCGAGCCGCTTGGCGATCCGCGTCAGCCCGGCATCGATCTGGCGCGCGAGTCCCTGGAGCCGGTGCCAGTAGATGTTCGACTGCTCGCGGGCCGTCGCGTAGTTGGCGCTGGGCAGCCCGACCCGGGTGGGCGGCACGCCGAACGCAGCCAGCACGGTCTCGCGCGTCAGGGCGCGGGCCTCGCTGAACTCCAGGTCACGCGGCGTGAAGGATGGGAATTCCACCTTCGTGCCTGAAGACAGCACCATCGCGGGGCGGTTCTCGCTGACGATCCGGCCATAGGCGTTGGCGATCTCCTCGCGCACCTCCTTGGGCCACATGTCGCCCTCGGCTGACGGGCTGAACACCGCCGACGGGCGGCCCTGCCGGGCAGTCGTCGCGGCCAGGCGCGCGGCGTTGAGGTCGGCGTTGAGGTCGGCGGTGAGCGCGCGGATCAGCCCCTCTCCGAGCAGTCCCTGGGGTCCGTACTGCCATGCGGTGAGCCGCCAGTGGATCAAGAGATCCACGTCGTAGCCGACAGCCACGCCGCCGGGGGGGCTGTACTCGTAGCCGGCGGGGCCACCGAACGCGCCCGGCACGACGCGGGTGAGCTCGGGATGGAGCAGCGGCAGGCTGTCCGGCAGCCGCCCGGCCTGCCCGACCATCAGCGCGAAGGCGTTGCCGGGGAGCAGCAGGTGGGCGATCAGCGTCGCCATCCACTCGCTCCGGGTCTGCCATGACGTCGGGCGCTCCAGGAGGGCGCGCAGGGCGGGGATGTCTACCACCTCCGACGCCTCCCCATCCCCCCGCACGATCCGCACCGGCAGCCCGGCCAGATCGGTGCTGATGGCATCGACGCAGGCACGCACCCACGGGAATTGCGCGAACGCCGTCAGGCTGGCATGTACGCCGAAGTCGGGGGCGGTCGGCTGGCCCACACCGGCACCGGCAGGTGGAGGCTTCGGTGCCTCCTCCATCAGCCCGGCGGCGCGTAGTATCGAGGTGAACCAGCCCATCTGTACAGAATATGGGGTGCTGGCGGCGGCGCAACGGTCAAATAGGTCAGGACGCCCCGGCACCCCGGACGCGCTTCAGCCAGAGGCACAGGTAGCGCAGCGCGTCGAGGCTGTGGTTGTCCTTGTCCACCGGCACCTCGCGCACCTTATCCGCCCACCGGTAGCCCTCCATCTCCCGGATCAGGTCGGTGCAGCACTCGTGCACCACCAGGCCGGGCATGCCCTCCGCGTCCGGCTCCAGCAGCTCAGCCACCGCGTTGACGCCCTCGCGTATGTCCTTCGGGCTGGCTGCAGTCACGATCCCGCACTCCGCCGCCAGCGTCCGGCGCTGGTCCAGCCCGGCGCTGTCCGCCACCGTCGCCTCGACGACCTCGGCACCGGTCAGTTGCTTGACTTCCAGCCCGTTCTGCCCGGTGGTGTACTGCGTCCGGTAGAAACACCGGTAGATGTGCAGCAGACCCGACGACGGATCGCGCGCCGCCCACAGACAGCAGAACGGATCGCGCACCCCGAAGTCTATGCTACGCCACCTGCGCCACTGGGCTGGCAGCGCTGCCGCCGCGACGACATGTAGATCGCGCCGCCACTGGGGCCAGACGCGCCCTTCGAGCTGTACCCACTCGCCGCGCTCTCTCGCCGCCCGCTCGCCTGCGCCGAACTGGCTGAGCAGCTCGCGCAGGACGTCCGGGGAGACATGCGGGTTATCGGTGCCGAAAATCACCGTTGCAGCGACCGTCGGCTGAGGCACCTTCGCGTACCGCTCATACACCCAGGTCAGACCCATCAGCCCCGGAGTAAACGTGATGAGCGCGCGTCCGTCGTAGTCTGCGAGGCGCATCAGCAGTTCGTTCCACGCTGGCTCGTCGCCCGGCTCCTCATCGCACCACACGGCGTGGATCGCGTCCCCCTGGAAGCCCTCGCGCCCCTGCGCCCAGGCCTTGCAGACGATCTTGCCGCCGTTCGGCAGCACCGCCTGCGCCTCGTTCTCCGCTGTCCAGTTGCGGCAGCGGGTTCCGGCCGGGAGGTAGCGATCCAGCTTGTCGCGGACGTACCGGCGGCTGTCGGGGAAGGTCAGCGAGACCGCCCACACCATGCCCGGCCCCGGCTGGATGTGGCGACCGTCGAGGCCGTTGGCTTCGAGCCATGCGCGGGTGTGCGGGTGATCCCGACCGAGTGCATGCGCGACTGCCCACTGCGCGCCCAGGTCGGTCTTCCCGGCCCGGTTGCCGCCGTTGACCATCGTGATGCGGCGACCGCTCAGCGCGAGCTGCGCCGCCCGTCGCTGGCTGGTGCGCGGCAGCTCCCGATCCCAAAGCCGAGCATGAGCCAGCGGTGCAGTACGTCGCGCATCCCTGCGAGCTCGCGCCCTCGATGCGACAGTCTCGCGCCCTCCGCTCACCGCCGCGACTCTTCGCGCACCGCGACAGCCAGCTCCATCAGCCCGCGCTCTTCGAGGATGAGGGCAGCCTCCTGAAGAATCAGCCGCGCATCCGCCCCGGCGTCGGGCGCGATACGGGCGGTCACCTCGCGCCGCTCGCCCGGCTCCAGGCCGGAGATCCTGGCGAGGATCATCTCGCTCGCCTTCAGCCGGTCCCTGTCCGCCGTCGCCGCGCGCCCGCACTTGTCGCAGGCGGGCGTGCCGCGCAGCACACCGAGCACGGCGCCGATGGCCTCCCCGGCAGCGCCCACGAGCTGCCCGGCTGCCTCTCCGGTGATCTGGTCACGGATACGCTGTATTTCTGACTGGACTTCTTCAGAAGTATCCCATGTTTTTACAGTATCCTGCGCCGCCTTGTAGTGCTTCGACAGAGCAGCGAGGCTCTCCCCCACAGCCCTCCGGCTGGCAAAGTCGGCGGGGATTCTCCTCACCTCTGTCCTTCTCTGTCCTTCTCTTTCCTGATCCGGCGTACCGCCCCCGTCACCGCCGCCAGCGTGGACTCGCGAGGGCCGTCCTGCCGCGCCGCCCGGAGATGGTAGCGCAGCGTCCCCCGCGCCAGCCCAGCCACCTGGGAGACCCGATCCACCGGCAGGTCGCCGATGATGTCAGCCAGCGTCTCAGCCGACCCTCCTGCCGCCCTGGCCCTGTCCTTCAGCGAGGTCATCGGCTCCTCTCCATCTCGATCCGCACCTCCCCGATCTGATCGCCGCACTCCCACCCGACCACGCCGTCCTCCTCGTAGACGTCGAGAGGCCTGCACCCCGCCTCTGTGCAGATCTCCGCCGACGCGACGACGCACCCCGCCCGCACGTCCTCGGCCAGCTCCGGCGCGTGCATCTTCACCAGCCCGACAGCGTGCCGGATCTCCGCCTCGGTGGCCTTCGCGCCACCCCAGACCCGATTGAGCAGCAGCATGACCCTGTCGAGGTCATGCCAGCCAGCAGAGCCGCGCGGGCGCTGATCCCGGCGCTTGTAAAGGTGAGCGATCAGCTCGCTGGCGCTCATGCCGCCCCCATGTGCCGGCGCCAGGCCGGATGCACCGTCGGCGGCCAGCCCGGCGGGATCAGGCAGCGGGCGCAGCTCTCGTAGCCGCCCCAGGGCAGCGGGCGGGTGATGTCGAGGCCGCTCCCGCCACAGACGATGCAGCCGGGGGCGCGCCGCTCGGTCGCCTTATACCGCTCACCCTGGGGGGGTATAAGGAGGGTATAAGGAAATGACCGGCGTTCAACCGATGACCTTATACCCTTATACCCTCTTATACCCTTAGAGAGAGTATGGAGAGGCAGGGACGGCGCAGTGCAGCAACCGGAACCGCAGAACAGGGTATAAGGGTATAAGAACCCGCTTCCAACCTGGATCGAGGAGGGTATAAGGCAGGGTATAAGGAGGGTATAAGGAGGGTATAAGGAGGGTATAAGGCTCACGATTCAACCTCCACTTTCGAGGGATCGGGGACGTAGCAGTTGACCGCTTTTTTGGCGGTTTTGCACCACGCGACCTTGTGCATCCAGCCCACCGCCGCCATGCACGCGCCGAGGCGGGTCTTGTCCGCCTGGGTCTGCATCCCCAGCGGGCGGGAGATCACGTCCGCCAAAAGGCGCGCAGCGGTGATCGCCGTCTCCGGCTCATGGCTGCGCTCGGGCTGGGACAGCCACACGCTCAGAGGCTCCTCCCAGGGGTCGGTCTTGCGAAAGGGGCGCTGCAGCAATTCCAGCTCGGCCTCCTCTTTGGGCGTCAGGTGCCACTGCTCCCCGCTGTCGAGGCGGACGCGCGCCTCGGCCCAGAGCTGATCCCGGTTGGCGCGGATCCAGGCGAGGTCCACGGTGGTAGAGATGACCGGCCAGAAGCGGCGGGCGCCGGTCGGGTCGTTGAGCAGCTCCTTGTCGTTGCAGGTGCCGACGAAGACGCACCGGCGGGGATGCTCCCCGGAGCGCTTCGCGTGCAGTCGCTGGTAACTGTCCACCTTGACGGTGAGGAAGTTCTTGAAGACGTTCCGGTCGACGCGGTTGGCGAGCAGCGGCGTCATCTCCCCGATCTCATGGATCCAGGCATCGCCGAGCTGCTGGAGGCCCCGGATCTCCCCGATGCGGATCTCGGTCTCGTTGAAGAATTCGGCACCGGCGATCGCCTCCATCGCCCGCGTCTTCCCCTTCCCCTGCTTGCCGACGAACACCAGCATGGTGTCCATCTGGCAGCCCGGCCGCAGCGCCCGCGCCGCAGCGCCGATCATCCAGCATGCGCCCATCCGGCTCAGGAGGGGGCCGTCCTCGACGCCCAGGCCGCGTTGCATCCAGGTGTCGAGGCGGGGCGTCCCATCCCACGCCAGCCCCGTCAGGTAGTCGCGCAGGGGGTCGTAGCTGCGCTTCCGCGCCACCAGATCGACCACGCCCGCCGCGACGTCACGGCCCACCTGGATGCCGTAGACCCAGGAGAGCCAGTCGGTGGTGCCAGCGTCGTCGGCGTCGGTGTAGAGCCTGCCGCCCCGCTCGGCCCGCTGCTTCATCTCGTTGAAGCGGAGCGAAGACCAGTGGGGGTCGTTCTCGATCACCACCCGCGCCTGGACGCGCCGGTCGTCGCGGGCGCGCCTGGGGATCTTCTTCAGCGCCGCGATGGTGCCGCTGTCGGGCCGGTCGTCGTCGCCGATGGCCGCCTCTTCCGGGGCTGCCGCCTTCGCCTTCGGCGGAGCCACCAGGGCCGCGATCCGCTTGCCGATCTGCCCGACCGCCGCCATGTCTCCGCGCCCCGCCGCGTCGCGCAGCTCGGCCTGCAGCACCGCGAGCCGCTCGACAGCCACCGCCGCCGCCAGCGCCCGCACCGACGCGGGGATCGCCTCAAGAATCGGGGCGTGCTGCGGCGCGACGCACAGCATCATCAGCGCATCGCTGTGTCCCGGCGCGTTTCTATGCGTCGGCGGCGACATGGCGAGGTGCGCCAGGGCGGTGTTGAGGTCGCTGACCGCGCCCGCCTCGATGCCCTCGGCGAGCCACTCCGCCAGCGCCTCATGCTGCGGGCGACGACAGAGCGCCGGAGACCAGCCCTCCGCCTGCGCGATCGCCAGCCCGGTGCGCCCGTACATCAGCAGCGCGCCGATCATGCCGTGTTCGATCTCGTAGCTGACGGATCTGTCCGTCGGACGCCCTTCATGTGCCATTTGTTACCCCTGCCTGGGAATAGAAATGCGGGAGAGAGGGCGCCGCCCCAGGCAGGACGCCAGCACCGTCTCTCCCGCGAGAGGATTGAAGCTCATCGAACCGCCACCGCGAGGAAGTCCACCCCGCTGCATCGCTCGCCCACGATCAGCAGCTGCTCCGCGCCGAGGCTGCACTCCCCGCGCGCCGCCACCCCGCGCCGCCACCGGTGCCACATCGGCCCGATCTCGCCCCAGGGCAGCCACCAGGCGGCGCTGTCGAGCAGCAGCGCGATCCCGGCGATCAGGTGCGCCCGGCTGGCTGCGTCGAGGTGATCGGCCTGGTGGTCTTTGACCTGCTCCAGCGGCCAGCGGAGCGTGCTTGACCAGCTCTTCAGGTCGCACACCACCGTCTGCCCGCCCCGGCTGATCACCCAGTCGCAGGCGGCAGAGCCGATCACCGTCGCGTTGTAGCCCTTCTGGATGCAGACAGGCGGGTGCTGGCGCAGGCAGTACCACCCATCGCGCCGGTACACCCCGATCTGCTCCTCGGCGACCTGCTCCCAGTCCATGCCGCGATTGGCATGGGAAACCTCAGTTTGCTCAGGGAACAGGGGGATGGCGTTCACGCGGCCACCTGATCGGGAGCGGTCAGAGCCTGCGCGGGCGCGATCACCCGCAGCCCGGCCTCCTCGACGGGGACGCCGTACAGCGCCACCAGCCGGCGCAGCTCGTCGAGCGGGACGCTGTTGCGCTCGTTCTCCCAGAACGAGATCGTGGACTGGATCACGCCGATCTGTTCGGCGGCCTGGGCCTGCGTCAGCCCCGCGCGCTCGCGCCAGCGTCGCAGCCATCCACCAGTGGTGGTCGGGTGGGGTCGGGTGGGGCTTGCCGAACAGGTCATACGCGCATATTAGCCTATGACATGGAGGAACGCAAGCATGTCAGCAGGTATGAGCGACAGCATGACACAGTGGCACACCGAACTCAGGGACATGCGCGTCGCGGCCGGGCTGACGCAGAAGCAGATCGCGTCCGCCATCGGCCTGGACCAGTCATCGATCTCCTCCTACGAGACAGGCAGGCGCTTCCTGCCTACCGATCTGCTCGACAAGTGGGCGGAGGCCTGCGGGGCCACAGTCGAAGTGCGGCGCCCCGACCCGCTGGATCTGGGCATGGGCAGGCTCTCAGCGCTGCATCTCGCAGAGATCCGCCAGATCGCCGAGGTCTGGGTCACGATCCCCGGTGAGACCCGCCGCCGCCTGATCTCGCTCCCCGCTGACCTGCGGAATGAGCTGATCAGTCTGGCGCTCTGCTGGGGCGCCCTCCCCTCCGACACCCGGCGCGCCGTCGTCCTGCTGGCACAAAGCCGATAGTGTAGCCGGCGGACTTACCCCAGACATAGACTCCAGTCGCAGTACCTCGGCTGTGAGAAGATCGTCAGACAGTGTACTCATCGCGTTGATGGCACGGGCGAGCATCGCCGGTCGTTTGTTGCTGAACATGCCAGCCACATAACCCAGATGCCCTGCCGGCATGTTGCGCAATATTGGTATCCACCGATACCGTATGTCAAGACGACGTATTAGTCCTTGACATGAGGGGAGACAGGTCATAGACTAATATCGTCAGGAGGCTTCCGACGATGCACACCCTCTCCCCCCTCTCTCACCTCCACACCACCGACCTGCTGTTCGGCCTGTTGCACGACATCCAGGCCGCCGCCTGCGACTGCGACGACGCCGCCCTCGCTGAGATCGCCATCGACGCCGCGCAGGACATCGCCGACGCGATCCGCGACCAGGGCGAAGCCGAGACCGGGCCGCTCTACGACGACTGCGACGACGACTACGACGACACGCACGAGCTGGACTGCGACGATCTCGCCTCCGCTGATGAGGTGATGTGATGATCCAGCGCATCCCCGGCGGGCGCTACATCATCGGCAACCCGCCCAGCCAGCCCCCTCCCCCCGCCTGCACCGTCTGCAACGACAGCGGGGTGGTGACGTTCCCCGAAGGCGAGATCGCCTGTCTGATGTGCCGCTCCGGGGTGCCGATGTACCGCCCGCGCATGGTCAACATCCCCTGTGAGTCCTGCGGCGTCGGCATCGAGTCTTGCGAGTGTGAGCTGTGAGCCGCGCCCGTGGCCAGGGCGGGCCGAAAGCCGCCCACGACGCGCTGTTCACCGCCGAAGTCCGCCGCGCGTTCTGTGCGCGCCTCCGTGACTTCGGGCTGGACTATGGCACGGTCGCCGACGAGCTGGGCCGCCTCGGTCTGCCCCGCCCGTCGGCTGGCTCTGGCGCGTGGCGGGCGCTGATCGTCGCCACGGCCCGCATGAGCAGCGGCGACGCGATCACGCTGGCGGAGGTCGTCTCCCGGCTCTACGACGCGCAGATCCACAGCCAGAGCGCGCCGCCTGCCGACGCTGACGGCTACCTCGACAGCCTTACCGCGCCCCCTGCGCCCGCCGCATGCGTCGCGCCGCGCTGCGCCCTGGCCGCCTGCTGTGCGACGACGCCGGCCAGCGGGGAGACCTGCATCAAAGTGTGGGTGGTGTGCGTGGCGGGCTGGAAGGCTGGCGACTGCTCGGCGCCGACGGGAGGTGACCTGTGAGCGACCTGCTGATCCTCGTGCAGATCCTCGCCACCGTCGAGGCCGGCCTGATCGCCGGGTACGGATTCCGCCTCATGTGTCCCCCTCGTCGTCGTCGTGATCGTCGTCGTCGTCAGGCGACCTGATCCCCAGCAGCGCCGCACGGATCCCCGGTTCGACTCCGGGACGGCGCATCATCATCCAGGAGTGTAAAATGCTGATCGTCGTCGGATGTGGAAGAACAAAGGCTGCTGGAGCGTGTCCGGCTGCCGACCTCTACACCGGATGTCTATTCCGCGCCGCTCGCCAGTACGTCGAGGCACAGGGCGCCCCCTGGGCCATCCTGTCGGCCCTCCACGGGCTGATCTGGCCGCTGGCTCGCATAGCTCCATACGACCTCAGCATGCATGAGCGTCTACGTCAGCCGCCGGTAGAGCTGGCCCGGTATCAGGCCGATGTGCGGGCGCAGCTCGGCCTGGCACTCGCGATCACCGGAGCTACGCGCATCGAGGTACACGCTGGCCTGCCCTACGTCGAGCTGCTCCGGTCTCTGTCGCCGGTGCCGGTGTCCAGCCCCCTCGCCGGCCTGTCCATTGGGCGCCGCCTCAACTGGTACGCGCAACAGGAGGGCGTTGCCCATGTCTCGATCTGAATTCGAAGCCACCGACACCCGCCCGCGCCTCTGCCCGATCTGCGAGCAGCGCGGCCCCAGCCGGAACCACACGGTCTACGGATGGGTCTGCTACCTCTGTCTGCAGCGCTGGCAGTCAGGCCGGGACGCCGTCGCCCTCGCCGCAGAGGACACCCGCCGCGCCGCCCTTCCCGTCGCGCCGCCCATCACCATCCAGTCCCCCGCCCCGGTGCTGCGCGCCCGGCCCACGGAGACCGCCTCCACCCCTGCCCCCGCGCCGCCTGTCGATGCCGACACTGGCGCATCAATCCCGCTTTCTAACAATATTACCCCGGAGACAGAATGGGTTCCCGCCGCAAAGAGCCTTCCCACCGCCTCGCCGCCCGACGCCTCGCCGGTCGAACCGCCCCCGCCCGCGAAGACCGCGCCCAGCCCGACGACTGCCAGACCTGCGGAGCCGGTGTCGCGGAAGGCTGTGCCTGCCACCAGGACCGCCGCCGTGGGTGGTGAGGCCGATGCACTGATCCAGGACAAAGTGCAGGACGCCATGATGGACGAGCCGAACCTCTCCAGCGTCGTCCTGGCCGCCCGCCTCGGCATCAGCGCGGGCGGCGTCCGCTCCTGCGTCTGCCGGCTCCGCAAGCGCGGGGTGCTGCCCCCGCCCGCTCGCCAGTACGCCCCATCTTCGCGCCCGCGCGCTGGCGCTCAGAAGGAGGCGATCCGCGCCGCCGTGCTGGCTGACCCGGACATCAGCAGCGCCGCCCTGGCCGCCCGCCTCGGCACCAGTCCAGACACCGTGCGGAGCTGCATCAGCCTCCTGCGCCGCTCCGGCGCCCTGCCGCCCGCCCCCCGTCGCCGCGCCGAACCCGCTCCCCCCGCCGAGCCCCAGCCGCGTGAACCCCAGCTCCAGGAGCGCATCCAGGCCGCCGTGCTGGCCGAGCCTCGGGTCACCAGCACCACGCTGGCCGCGCGCTTCAACACCAGCCCCGCCAGCGTCCGCAGCGCCGTCGGCACCCTCCGCCAGCGGGGTCTGCTGCCTCCGGCGCCCGAACGCCCGCTCGTAGAGCCAGACACCATGCGCGGTCGGCTGCTGCAGCTCATCACCGAACAGCCGGGGATCTCCGCTGTCGGCGCGGCGCCCGCGCTCGGCGTCGGCATCATGGCGATCCACGACGCATCCCACGCCCTCCGCAAGAAAGGGCTGATCCTCCCCAACGATCCGGCGCTGCCGGGTCTCTACCCGCTCTCCTCGAAAGGAGCCGCCATGCCCGCTGAAAAGAAGCCCGCCGACACCGACGCCCGCCTGCAGGAAGCCCTCGCCGCCGAGGAGGCCGCCGGGACGCTGATCGCCGACCTCGCCGACGCCCTGGGCATCGAGACCGACGAGGGCGTGGACGGGGCCGATGTGCTGGTGGTGGTCAGGGCGCAGACGGAGATCGTCAAGCGGCTGATCGAGGAGAAGCAGGGTGCGATGGTGAAGGCGGACCGGCTGGAGCGCGAGGTGAAGGATCTGAAGAGCCGCGTCACCGGCCTGATGGATGAACTCGCCTCCGAGCGGCGCTCCTACAGCGACCTGGAGCGCGACCTCCGGCTCGCTGAGGTTCGGCTGGCCACGGCTACGCCGAACCTCATCGCCGCCGATCTGGAGCGCCGGATCGAGCTGTGGGGCAGCGCGTACCGGCTGGAGCAGGAGGCGGAGAAGCTGCAGCAGCAGCAGAGCGAGACACTGGCATGCGGGATCGTGTTGAGCGCTGACGAGCTGGACAGCGTCGCGGCGCTCCGCCTCGACAGGGCGATGGTGCTGCGGTCGCAGGCGCTGACGGGTGCGGCGTGACCCTCCACCTCTTCCTTTCTCCAGACGGAGTCCACTGGATCGGCTCCTGGCCCGAACTGGATCAGGGAACGGCCCTCACCCTTCACCCCCTCGCCCACGGCTGGCCGTCGATCTGGCGCGAGGCGGCGCCCTGGCTGCTGTCGATCCTGGCCGCCTATGTCGAGAGCCAGGAGCGCGGCCTGGTGCTGACGGAGATCGTGTGCTGCGGGCTGCCGCCTCACATCGTCAACACCCTCAAGCGCGGCGCGTGGCCGGAGGAGCTGGCCCCCTACGTCGATGAATTCCGGCGCCTGCCGATCACCCTGAGCTACGGCAGGATCAGCCGCCGGGAGCGGGCGATGCTGGATCGGTACGCAGAGAGCGCCCCGGCGCAGGATGCGGTGGTGATGGGGATGCTGGGGCTGGGCGCGGTCGGCGCGATGGGGGCGGTATGAGACGCAGGCACGAGCTCGCCATCCTCGCCGCCCGCCTGCTCCTGCTGTGGCGCGGGCCGATCACGGTGCTGACAGCGACAGGGATCACCGGCTGGGTGGCGGTGTCGATGACAGGGGAAGAAGCCCGACGGGCGCAGGAGGTGGATGATGGCTGATGCAGATGACCGCCGCCGGCAGCTCGGAGAGGCCGCGATCCTCTCCCCGACCGATGCAGCCGCGCTGCTGCCGATGCGGCTGGCCGATGCGCTGGCGCTGCTGCGCGAGGAGGGTCTGATCCGGTGCCGTCGAGGACGGCAGGTAGTGATCTGGGGCGATGTGATCCGGTTTTTCCGCGAGCCGGAGCCTGCTGCCAATTCGACCCCGCCCCCGACCCCCGTTAAGCCCATGCCCAGAGCAGACCTGAGACCCAAACGATGAAGCCCAAGCGACCCCGCCCGATCCATGCCGATCCGCTGACCGCCCGGGTTGCGCGAGGGCCTCGCGCAGACGCCCGGTGGTACTGGCGGGCGGATCGGGCGGACGGCTCAGGCGGACGCGAGACCGTCTGGTGCGCCTGGGGTACGGTCGCAGAGATCCAGCGCCGCCTCGGTGCCAGCGTCGCCGCCGGGGAGACCCACCGCCCCGACCCGGCCCCGCGCGCCCACGGTGCGCCGCCCACGGTTCGGGATCTGCTGGAAGTCTGGTGCGGCGGCCAGCAGCAGCGCGCCGACCTGAGCCCCGCCTCGGTGGACTGCTACCTCGTGGCCGCGCGCCGCCTGGTGGCTGACGAGCTGGGCGACGTGGCGCTGCTCGACGTGCGCCGGGCGACTGTCGAGGGCTACCGGGATCGCCAGCTCCGGGCGCGGCGGGCATCGGCGACGGTGCGGCTGGACATGACGATCCTGGGTACGGCGTGGCGATGGGCGATGGAGGAGGGCTGGGTAGCCCGCGCGCTGCCGAGGGTGCGGGTGGTGTCGCGGGGCGGGCGGCTGCGGTACACGCCCAGCCGCGCAGAGATCGGCGCTCTGGCGGCGCAGTCCGATGGCTGGCAGCGGGTGGCGCTGCTGCTGCTGGGAGCCACGGGCTGCCGGATCGGGGAGATCGCGGATCTGTGCTGGGCGCAGGTCGATCTGTCCGGCGCGCGGGTCACCGTCAGCGGCAAGACCGGGGAGCGGGTGGTGCCGCTGGGCGCGGGGATCGTGGCGACCCTGCGCGAGTGGCGCATGCAGCAGCCCGGTGAGCGCGTGTGGCCTGCGGTGTCCGCCGGGCAGGGTCTGCGGCTCGCGCTGCGGCAGGGCTGCCGCGACCTGGGGATCGCGCACGTCACCCCGCACGGGCTGAGGCGGGCTGCCGTCGATGCCCTCTACCAGAGCGGGGCCGACGTCGGCGCTGCCGCGCAGATCCTCGGTCACTCCGCCGCCACCGCGCTGCGGCACTACCGGCGGGCATCGGCGGCTGACCTCGTGCGGGCAGTCGAGCGGGCGGGGCTGGGCGGTGAAAATGGCAGCCTGTCACAGCATCCTGTCACAACGCGCACTTACCGGCGTTTGTCCGAGGGGTCGCAAGGTATGACAGAGACTGAAATAGATGTCAACGTCAAGGGACAACGCCGATAGTTTTTTCGGGTCAACTTCCCCGCGCTGCCCGACCCGGCCACGGGCTGTCACAGGGGGAGGCGGCCGGGCCGGGAGGATCTGCGACGGGCTACAATAGAGGCATGGCCACGCCCGACCATGACCCCGGCACCGACCCCCGCGCGCAGGGCAGAGACGCCGCCGACAGGGCAGGTCAGCTTGTTCTGGCGGGTACCGGGCTGAATACCGGCCCGGACAATGCCGCCTCGCGGGCTGCATCATCGCCGCCAGAGAGTAGGCAACGATGCCACGCCCGCAG